GGCGATAACCGTCTTCGAGAGAACGACCGTTTCGCTCAGCCCACTCAAGACTTTGTTCGAGAAGACTTACGCCATTCCCTTTCTGGTCCAAGCCAATCCTGTCCAATTCCTTCGCAAGCGGATGTACTTCGAAGAGATTCTTAAGTTCCATTTCGGTGCGAAGCGCCTGCTGATCGGACTGTATTTTCTGAACGAGTGGTGCGGCCCACTGCGACATCATCCGAGCCTGAATCGCTTGAAGCTTGGACGCATCACCGTTTGATGCTTCAAGAACAGCTTCCTGCCACTCTTGCGGCGAGGCGAATTGCTGAGGCTGGGAACCGGCGATCTCCTGCTGCTGAGCGATCGGCTGACCGGCTTGCGCCGCTTTCTGCTGCTGTTGCCACCACTGGACAAACGGCGCGTAGTTGGTCAACTTCTCTAGCGCCTGAGCTTTCTCTTCTAACGGCTTGTATTTCTCAGCGACGGACGACTCTCGTTTCGAGATCTCTTCAATAGCGCGTTTTTTCCAGGATTCAATAACCGGGTCCAAGCCGGCCCGTTGCTCTGGAGTGAGGGACGTAAGCGCATTCTCATCCAAAGCAAACGGGTCCGGTGGCGGCGCGGGCGGATTCTCTGGAACTGGCGCTACCGGAGATTGCTGTTCAATAACGTCTGTATCTGCCATACCCTACCCCTTAAGACGGACTAATCTGTACTGTCGGCGTAACGCGCTTTGCGACCTGCTGCGCCATGCCGTTTTCATCTCCGTAACTCTCTCCACCACCGAGCGGCGAGACGGACATCACGCGAAACTTACCGTCGCTTTCGATTGTGCCGTGGACTTCGCAGGCCAAGTCCGATCCAGGCTGGGAATCTTTGAATGCCTGCATCTCGTCGTCGGTGAGCTTTATTTCGCGCGACATTTCATCGGGCGAATCCTCACCCTTATCACCGGTTCCCTTCTTTGCGTCATCGTCCGGCTTGGCGGAATAATCGTTCTTTCTGAATTTCTTTAGGTAATCAGAAAAAGGCACTTACTTACCCTTGTTGCTTCCGGGATTGTTAAACCCATGCGAACCGCCGACATCGTTGATCTTGTTCATGTCGAATTCGTCCATGGCGTCGAGCGTGCTTCCCAAAACAGAACCGGATTCCGGCTTGTGCGTGTCGTTGATCTTGCCTTTGTCAGCCATAATTATCTCCTCCTCAGTGATTCCATTGCGTGTCGATGCGAAATCTTGTCGAAGCTCGAGGCTCCGTGAACGCGGTCTCCTGCTTCGCGGAGATGGCACTTATCGAGCCAGTATTTTTTCTCTCTGCGGCTCGATATAAATTTTGGACCGGGATGCTCCTCGGAACTGATGTTTTCGTCCCAGTAAGGATTTTTAAAATAGACATCCGGAGTCCCGGACAAATCGACCTGGCCACAACGGTTGCAAAACTCGACCTTCTTCCCGTCGATTTCACGCATAAGCAAGGCGTATGCGTTCTGATTTTGGCAGCCGGAACAGATCACATGCTTCCTGGGAGAAATTCCATTGGGAACGGGTTGTATTTCCTGAGAAGTGAGCCCTTGCTACCACTCTTGATCTCGATCTTTTCGTTCATACCCTGTTTCTTCGTGTTCCTTCGGCGGATAAGAGCAACGGCCGCATGCGGCATGTGAGCGCCGGGATCTTGGATTTTCTTTCCCAACTGATTCGCGAGCTTTCTATACCGGTATGCCATTGGTTTCTCCATTGGGCGCTGGGCGCAACTGCTGAAGGATGGACTGCACAACCGATTTCTGTATGTCGTGCTGATGCTTGACCTTGTCGACAGCGAGTTTTTCTTTCATGCCCTGAAGCTTGATCTGTTGCTCCGCCTGCTTGCCCTGAAGTTTTAGTTTCGTCTCGGCTTCCTTGGCTTTCACCTTGGCCTGAACTTCCATGAGTTTAGGCGGAGGCTGAGGGGGAGTCTGGTCCGCCATATCCATGACCGTTTCCATGCCCATGAGACCGACGAGACGCGAGAACTCGCGCGCGAATTCTTTGGCCGCGGGGGAACCGGGTGTGACGCCGGCCATCTGGAGGACAGGGACCATCTTTTCCATGATCTGGAGCTGGGATTCTCGGTCCATTGGAACGGTTGAACCAGCGAGTACATCGACATCCATCTCGCCCAAAATGTCCTGGCGGTTCCACGAGAAAGCAAATTCCTGCTGGAACGCTTGACCGGCGACGGGATTCGGCTGCTGAGGCTGCCCCTCTTGACCTGGCATCATGGGCTGAGCTGAGGGACGCTGCGGAAGGGTCTGCATGATTTTCTTCTGAACAGCGCGCGGGCCAACGATGCGAGCTATCTTCGGCAAGTCGTACTTCTTCTGCATAATAGAGAGAAGTTTTCGAGCGACTTCTGCGATGCAGTCTTCAAGAACGTCGACCTTCTCGTCCGCCCGGGCTTTGCCGCCCATCATCTGCATACGGAGTTCGCCAAGCGTTCTAGTCTGCGTCTTCGCCTGCCCGCCCTGGTCTGTCTGAGTCTGACCCGCAATCGACCGCCACACGTCGTAAACCTGATTCCAGATCCCGTAGGCATCGGACTGAACGGGAGCATAGGGGGGGATGAAAATCTTGTCCTTGGCACCGGCTGTCTGAGCCTGGATAATGGCACCGTCGTTTGCGTCTTTGAACTTCGCCATCTCCTGATCGGTGAAGGTATCCGCGTCGACCACCATCTGCCGGTTCCAGCGTTTCAGATGATTGAGCTCGATAGAAAGGATCTTGGTGAGCTCGATAATTTGGCCTTCGTGAGGGGCGATGTCCGACATTGGATATACATCGCCCGGAACGGGGTTAAAGTAGAACTGCACGAAGGGGAAGCCCCCATTTAAATACTCAGGCAGGGGAACTTCTCTTAAATATTTCTTCATACCGGGCGAGACGGTACGAATCATCTGGTTATCCAGATCGTAGATTTCCCAGAGAGTGACCGAGCGAACATCCTTACCAAAGGACTCTTTTATCGAGTCTGGCGTATCGTAAGGAACGTTCGGATCGTCAACAAAAGCAGAAGGTTTAAGCTCATCGGTGTTCTGATATATCCCCGAATCAACGACGGCGCGATAGGGTTTGACAATTTTATGAGCCATCCACCGGGCGTTGTGCGTAGCGGGGAAAGTAGCCGACGGGTCGAAGATGATGTCCTTATAGGGAACGTAGTAAGCGAAGACGTTCTCGGACTTAATGTACTCGTTGGTATCGACTTGGGTGTATTTACGCGGGCGGCCGGGTTTCCGTTCAGCGTCTTCTTTGGGCTGGCTTTCAACTGTCCCGAATTCGGCTGCGTAGCCCACCTTAATCCAGGAGTGTCCAATTAGGATAGTTTCTAGGAGCGCTAACTTAATCTGATTTTTGAGCTTGAGTTCGCCCCAGGTGTAATTCACGATCTGCTCTGCAATCTGAGCCGCTCCAACGTCCTCAATTCGCTTGGCGTTGACTGTGATCCAGGGATCCTTGAAGTAGAGGCGGGCTATTTCGGTTTTCGCGTAAGCGAAGACGAGGTTAATCGGAACAACGGGGATAGAAACAGCGGACTGCAAAAAGTCCCAGTTCCCTTTGTATTCATTAACGAACCGCTTCCATCCAGACTTGTTTCCGATTTGATCTCGGAACTGGATGGTGGACTGGATGGTCCTGAGCCACGCTTCGACCTCTTCTTTCTCGGTCGACGGGTTTGGAGTTTCGGAGATACCGACTTTTTTTTCTTGTTTATCGTCAGCCAATTATCCCCACCGTGGGTTAACACCCAAAAAAAGAAGCCTGCACAAGTTGATCGGGGGTACAGCCCCGACGCCCCTGTACAGGCTTCAAGTAAATCTGGTTATAAAGCAACGCTCGTACGGACGGCCGAAGCCTGCTCCTGTACGAGCGTTTAAATGTGAGACAAAAACAGAATTAAGAAATTGTTAACAAAATCAAATTTAAATGCAAGAGATTTCTGATTTAACCGACCTCTCGTAAGAATCTTTCGTAGATCGAGCCATTCTGTTTCGGCATGTGATTTTTGAGCCACCAACCGACACTCATGTACTTTTCGTCTTCCGCCGCCTTTGTTCCGACCGACGGGATAAGGAACTGGATACAGCGCGATAGGGCGTCGATGAGGTCGTCATATTTTCCGCGAGGGAATGAGAGTAACTCATCCACAAGATCCGACATATCTCCCCGCAATTCGATAAGACCTTGTTCAAAGAGCGGCTGTAGCGAACGAATTCGTTCTTCTTTGTTGATTGTCTTTTCGCCTGATCCAGTACGTCCAATTCGAAGTTCATCGATTCCAAAGAAGATACCAGTCTCTCTCTGACGTCGTTCGATCTCATACTTAAGCGTCTTCTGGAACGCGAACGTTTCAATACCGACACGTTTCAGCCTCCACTTTTTAACCAGTTCAAAAACGATGGAGACCAATTCAGAAGGCACAACACGACGGCGGACAAAATCGACCACACGGATACGACGATCTTTGAACATCCCGGCGACCACGAAGGCGGAGTAATCAGCATCACGGCTAAGGCTGTGAGCGGGATCAATAGAGAGATACAGGCTATCGGGGTGAGGAGTTCCTGGGGCATAATATTTTATCCACTCCTTCTTAAAATCTGCTGCTTCCTGTGAGATGGGATCGTTAAGATACCATGAAGCGAAGAGGGTGGGTCCAAGTTTATTACGGAGAGCTTGTAACTTTTCGAGCGTGAACTTCTCAGGAAAGATAGGAGCTGAACGAGTTGCGTCCGTGTAAGCCCCGCGTATAAGGACGTCCCAGATTCCTTCTTCGATGAGATCCCCGTAAGCGTCATCCATGCTCCAACGGGTTCCCACGACCCAAAGCTCTCCATTCGGCTCGAGGAGGGCGAAGAGGGAATTGATGTAGTCTTTGACTTTCTGCCTCTGCTCGCGCGTCGAGACGTTTTCCCGCGCAACCAAGTCGTCCGCGATGATGAGGTCGTAGTGTTGGGAGGTCTGTTCTTTTTCAAGGCCCGTCGTCGCAATCGTCGGCGCATCCAGAATCACCGTCCTCTGTTTGATCGTGATCTCGTCCTGATTCCAATGGTTCGATTCGAAAGGTCCAAAATACTGCGGCAAGATCTGGCCACGGACAAGATAAGCGGTAATCGATCGTAAGAATTTCCTCGCGTTGTCCCACGTGTTGTTTGCAATCAAAATACGGATGTTAGGATTTTTCAACATCCGCATAATCGCTCCACCTTTTGTTATGATGGACGATTTTAGATGATCGCGCGGGAGGAGAAAGAGTTTAAACTTGCTCGGCTTGCGTAAGTGGCGAGCGATATCCCGATGAATCGAATCGTTCGCCGACCAGTCCTTGTAACCAAGGATCGCCTTCGAGAGAAACTTTAAATCTTCCTGACAACGGTATCTTACTTCCGCTTCAAGTTGTTGTTTGTTCGTACCTCACAATCCTGCCCCTTATGCAGATTTAATAAAAACTCTGACATTACCTCTTCTTCTTCGCCCATTCGCCGGAAATTCCGTCCAAACCAAACACAACGTTCTTCTCTTTCTTTTTCTTGCGAGTCGGAATACCGTATTCCACGTTACACGGACTGCACGCTCCCCGCTTATCGAGCTTCCGAAAACAGTGAACACATTTCTCGGGAATAAGAGACGCTGCAATTGATTTACCCATTTTTACCCATCGATGCGCGGCAAATTGTTGGTGCGGGCCGGAATTGAACCGGCAGCGATTGAATCGCCATCTTTAGGTCTTGCTTAGGCTCGCAACGAGGTCGCGTCCTCTGCGTGTTTTTATAGTGCATGTACACGTTGCACTCCCGCGTGTCACCGTCCACGCCGCCGCACCAAAATCTAGGCTATCTGTTTAAGCCTCATTTCTCCTTAAGGGCGCTAATGTCATCACCTATATCAGCAGCCTTATTTAGACCTGCAATATAGCCGTCGGCCCAACTCTTTTCGTGCCGGTCGAGGAGGGCGAGCTCCATTCGTTGAATTAAACGCCTTTTCATTTCATCGTGCATAGGCGTCAGATCCATAAAATTAATCATCACTGTTTCTGATACCAACTTTATCTCGTCGCGGAGAGTCATTTCTTTTCCTTAATCTCTCGGCAAATAATAAAAGTACAAATCAGCATTAAAAGTTGTGTCGCTATCATTTCAATAACGAAACAATTTTTGATGTCCATAGTCATATCGTCTCCTGAAACTTGGCGAGGGCGTGACAATCTGGACAAATCCGACGATGCTCTTTCTCCTGTTGTGTTTCTGTCCAAGAGTCCCAATGCCGTGCCAGCGCCTCTTCCAACCCCCGGGCTTTTTCTCGGGCTTCGAGGTAACCTTTGGCAAAACCCTGCTCGTGTAAGTCCGTACCGTGCCAAACACCGTGTTTGGATAAAATTTCTAACGACTCTTTCTCGGTCATTAACTTCCTCCAAGCCACATATCGTCTCGAACATAGTCGTAACCACCGACCATAAATTCAATGGTAAGATAGTGGTCCATACCATCAATCGCTTCTTCAATCCAATTCACAACCCCACCTCGCGTGCCTTGGCGATAGCTTCGCAGCCAACTTTGTAGCAATGCCACTGATTCGTAACGTGCCGATCCGTTTTGATAGCTCCAACAAATTCTTCCAATGCCATTGCCAATTCCCCCGCCAGCGATCTCCATTTGTCGCGCTCTTTAATCAGAGCGTTGTTCGCTTTTTCCCAGTCAGACATCCAGCCATCGGTCGCTTTTTTGAATCGCTCTTCTGCTTTCGCTAGTTCCGCATCCTTCTCGTCGAGGGCGCGTTCGATATCATCCGTCACGATGCACCATGTTCCGACACCAAGCAAACCTTTCTCGTTTATCTTCTCCGCCAGTTCACGGTTCGTCACGGCTTAGCCATCTCTTTAACTTCCAAAATGGAAATCCCATATTCCAGAATTTCTTTCTGTAACTTTTTTCCGGCGGCGTCGGCGGCGTAGGCGGCGTCGGCGGCGTAGGTGGCGGCGTAGGCGGCGTAGGCGGCGTAGGCGGCGGCGTCGGCGGCGTCGTAGGCGTAGGCGGCGGCGGCGGCGGCGGCGTCGGCGGCGTAGGCGGCGTCGGCGGCGGCGGCGTCGGCGGCGTAGGCGGCGTAGGCGGCGGCGGCGCGGAGCTCTCGCGCGCTGCCCGCGCTCGGCTCCGCGCGCAGCTTCTCTGCGCGCGCGCGGATCG